AAATAACGCCGACGACGCTACCTACGCCCAAATTGCTATCGGAAACAACCAGACACTTATGGCGCTATACACCATACCAGCCGGAAAGACTGGCTACTTGGTACACGGTAGCGCAGCGATCAGTGACAACAACCGAGCCGTTGCAGCTTCCGGCAGGTTCCTAGCCCGTCCGTACGGTGGAGTATTCCAACTTAAAGAAACGTTTGGTTTGTCTGACGCGTCCCCGTACCAACACAAGTATTACCTACCGTTTAAGGCAACAGAAAAGACAGACATACGAGTTCAGTGTAAAGGTGACGCAAACGGAGTGGTAGTTAATGCAACGTTCGCAATCTTACTGCGAGATAATTAAAACTATGGCTAAAGAAACTTACAAAGAAGAAGAAAAAGAAGAAATGCTTGAGTCCGAAGACCAAGGCACTAAAGAGTCGGAGAACTTTGCCGACCTTATAAAGCAATGCGAGTCCGAGTGGAACCAAGGTTGGTGGTTTATGAAGCCCAAGTGGGACGAGTGGCAGAAGCGCTTGCAGCTATATAACAACCAGAAGCGAGACAAGGAAGCAGTAGGAGACACTACACTCTTTTCAGTATTTCAAACTATCCTAGCTGCCTTGTATGAAGACCGACTAGCGGCAAGTTTTTCACCGCGCGAGATTGGAGACGACGAAGTAGCCGAGAACCTTGACCTAGTAGCCGACTACGACTACGACTTAATGGAGAAGGACGAGGTGGACTACGAGTGGGACTTTGAAGCTGCGTTTTTTGGACGCGGTTTACTTTGCGTATCAGACTTTGATACCGACACACTGACCCCTAGCCCGTACGTTTGGCACCGTATGACCGTGGTACGCGACCCAGAAGCGGGTAGTGTCAACGGAGATCGGAACGGACGCGGCAGTTCACGCTACATTTACCGCGAGTTACGCCTTACCAAAGACGATATGCGACTTGCTAACGAAGGTGACGGAGAAGACATTTACTTTAACTTTGAAGACCTTAAGCCAGACAGCAAGAACGACACCAAGAGTCCGCTTGATACCTATATGCGCGAGACAGCCGAAGCGTCCGGCTTGGGAGACGTAGCCAAGTACAGCAATACCGAAGGAGACAACGCCACTATTCGCGTCCGAGAAGGGTTTACCCGACACAAGGGTAAGCTTTGTTTTGTAACTATTGCCGATAACGGTGGACGTGTTATCCGGTACGAGGAACTAGACCGCACCACAATTCCTATTGTTGACCGTGTACTATTCCCTATTCCAAACAGCTTTGACTCTGTATCTATCCCAGACCTAGTAGAAGACAAGCAGCGAGCGCGAGCCGTAGCGCTTAACCTTTCACTTAAGACCGTGAAAGCAGGACTGCACCCAATGTACTTGTTCGATAAAACCAAGATCGACGAGCGTACAGACTTTAACTTTGAGTTCAACAAGTTTATTCCGACCAAGGGTAATCCAACCGGAGCCGTGGTACCAATGCAGCAGCACCGAGTTGCAGCCGACGTCTCGTACATTATGGACACCTTGGACACCGGAGCGCAGCGTGCTACCGGTACACCAGACATTAAGCAAGGTTCACGACCAGACCAAGCCAGTACTGCTACCCGTGACGCACTCGTAGCCCAAGGTTCAGACAGTCGTTATGGACTCGCAGCCCGTATCTTTGGTTGGAGTGAGCGCCGGTTCTGGCAGGAGTACTACAACCACTTGAAGGATTATATGGGAGACAGCGTAGACCAAAAGGTTGTACGTGTGGTTGGCGCACTAGGAGCAACGTGGCGACCGTTTGGACGAAAGGACTTGATTGTACCGGAAGGACACCCAGACCCAGACATTAAGATTGAAAGCAAGGCAGTCGCAGACGCGCGACGCGTAAATGAAGCGCAGCTATTCCGTGACTACTTGAAACTAGCAGCAGCAGACCCGACCGCACAAATCCGTTCCGGTATGCGGCACTATGGAAAGCTTATCGGTATGAAGACAGACTTGGTGGAGCAAATCTATCCACCGACGATCGACGAGCTACGCGCAGAAGAAGAAAATATGATGATTATGGAAGACCGCAAAGCAATCGTGCTACCGGAAGACGACCACTACTTGCATATGCAAATCCACAACAAGCTGCCGGACGGAAAGTACAAGACTGCCCACATTAACGCCCACAAAAAGGCAATGATTATGCAGAAAATGAACCCAGAACTTATGCCGCAACCGCAGCAACAGACTGACCCGAACGCTTTACCACAACAGAACTTACCGAACCCAGCACCAGAAGGACGAGTATTACCAACTAACTTGTAGCGTATGCCAAAAAAGAAAGCGACAAAAAAAGAAGAAGTGAAGAAGCTAGACTTAAGCAAGCCGCTTGATATAGAGAACGCGTCTTTTGAGCAGCGCAGGGACTATGCCGCTTTTCTTGAACAATTGAAGGTAACTGCCGGTTGGAAAATCCTAGAACGCACTATGGACGATAACTTACAGGTTATTGCGAACCAGATTGTAGAGAAGGTGAGCGCAACCGGACAGCCACTTGAAGACAAAGAAGTGGACGAGCTACGCATACAATACAACCAGATTAAGCAATTGAAGCAGCTACCAGACGCACTGATTGACCGCTTTTTACCGAAAGAAACCACACCAGAAATGCAGTATGACCCGTACAGTAGCACCGGTTTACAAGCTAACGTTCTTGATATGAGTAATACGACATAGACTCGCAAAGGGAAGTATTGACGGGGTTGGCGACGCTCCTACCAATGCTTCCCCCTGCGAGTCCGTGTCGGACTCAAACCACCGACTCGTCGCGTCGGTGAGACAAAGCAACCGGTAGTAGGTTTTTGAAACCCCGTTTTCCTACTACCGAGGGCATAACAAATAAAATTATGGGAGATCAAGAAGAAACCAACGTTGACGAGGTAGCAGAAGACGTTGAGACAGGTGAGCCAGACACCGAAGAAGAAAACACTGGCGACGCCGAGGACGCTAACAGCGAGTCCGACGAAGACGGCGAAGCTACCGAAGACGGTGATGAGTCGCCCGAAGCCGAGGACGAGGAACCGCCAACGCGGAAACCACGTACCAAAGCCGATTGGGTAGCGTTCAGACGCGGTAAGAAGCTTGAAAAGCAACGTGCCGCACAAGAACAGGGGGAAGCAGACGAAGACGAAGACGACGACCTAGACGACATTGACGAAGAAGACGCGAAGGTTATCGACAAAGTTGTGTCAAAACGACTTGCGCCGATACTACGCGAACGCGAAGTTAATGAGTTGCGGTCGGAGATCGAAGACTTTGTAGCAGAAAACCCCGACTTTAAGCCATACGTGAACAAAGCAGTTAAATGGGCGCAACACCCGACTTGGAAGGACATACCGACCAAACAGCTTATGTTCGCAGTAGCAGGTGACAACTTGCTAAAAATTGGTTCTCAAAGAACCAAGGCGGCGCAAGACAAAGCACGCCGAACCGGAACCGGAAGGGGACGTACTGGTAGCAATACCGGAGGTTCCAAGCCAGTTTCAGAAATGACTGACGCAGAGTTTGAAGCGGAAGTACAAGCCGTCAAACTCGGAAAGTCTACTTAATAAAATTATTCAAAAAAAACGTTTATGAGTACTACTACACGAACGCAAATCCCAGCAGAAGTAAACAACTTCTACTCTCGAACCTTGCTTATGCGTGCTGTGCCACTCTTTTTGCACACACGCTACGGGCAGGTGCGCGACATTCCACAGAATAGTGGAACTAGCGTTATCAAGTTCCGTCGTTACGGTAACTTGACCGCAGCAACCACCGCTCTCACCGAGGGCGTTACCCCAGCCGGTTCAGCAATGTCTGTAACTGACATTACTGCAACCGTCGCGCAGTATGGTGACTTTGTTACCTTTACTGACGTTGTATCTTATGAGTCAAAGGACGCCGTACTTACGGAGTTTGCCGAGGTTCTTGGCGACCAAGCTGGCGATACACTCGACCAGCTTGCCCGAGACGTGCTTGCAGCCGGAACAACTGTTACCTACGTGGGACAGTCTGCCCGAGCTTCTGTTGCGTCAACTAACCTTATTACCGCAACCGAGGTACGTAAGGCAGTCCGAACCCTTAAGAACAACAAGTCACGACGTATTACCCGTATGATCGCTGCTTCAACTGGTATCGCA